GTAACACTTGTGCCGTTTTGCGAGTGTCATCTGTGGACTGCCGCAACGACTGATTTTGGATATGGAAAACTATCTGATGGTAAAAAAAGTTGGTTACACGCTCACAGAGTTTCTTACCAACTTTACAAAGGCGAAGTTCCAGAAGATAAGTGTGTGTTGCATACCTGTGATAATCCAGCTTGCGTGAACCCAGAACATTTGTATCTTGGTTCATACAAAGATAATGCAGCAGACCGCGAGAGCCGCAAAAGAGGAAATCACCCCAAAGGGACAAAGCATCACAAGAATGTCCTTTTGCAATCTCAGGTTTATGAGATAAGAGATGCGTTTGATACTGGTAAATATTCCTTCTCTGAGTTAGGAAGAATTTATGGTATTGAAGGTAAGTCTGTCGCTGACATAGTTGACAGGAAAAATTGGAAACATCTTCACTAAGGAGAATATCTTGGATTTATTCAAACCCCGTGGCGCTAACAACCCACGCAGACCCACAGACAACAACCAACAAAATGGTGTTGTAACCAACACTCCTCGCTACTCACAATTGGGTGGCTTGGACTCTCCAACTGCTACCGGCTCTAAGAACAAGATGCAAGTTCAAAAGCCCGGTGACGGCAAAAAAGTAATTTAATTTTCGTTAGGGGATAACTATGAGTTTAGAAGACATGAGTTTTGAGCAACGCGACCAAATGGCGTTGCTAATGCGTGAGTTGTCTGACAATCCAGAGACTCGGAAAGAAATTCTGCGCTTGACCAAGAAAGTCAAGCCCGGTTTAGTCATTCCTGAGTTGGATATTGAAGAACACACTCACACGGCTGTGTCTGCTGCGAATAGACGAGTTGAAGAACTTGAAGCCAAGATGCGTGAGAAAGAGGCTCTTGAAGACCTCCAGAAACGCAGAATGAGTTTGATTAAAAAAGGCTTGATTCAAGACGAAAGCGAAATTGAACAAGTCGAGAAAATAATGCTTGACAAGGGCATTACGAATCACGAGTCGGCTGCGGAGTATTGGGACTGGATGAAACAGTCTGCTGTACCCACACCGACTGGCTACAACCCAAGTGCAGTTGCGAAGTTCGACTTAGGTAAATACTATAAGAACCCAGTAATGGCAGCGCGGGATGAAGCCTCGAAAGCGCTCAATGAGTTGCGGAGAAATCCAAAGCCCATTGGTTTGTAAACAGGGGATATTTTTTTTAGGAGATAACCATGCCTATAGGTGGCGGTATCGTTCCAGCAACGGGTTCAACTCAGTATACCGAGTTAACTTACGTCACAAGACGTGCGTTTATCCCGAAGCTGGTCGTTCAACTTTATAACTCTACGCCCTTGATGGCGGCTTTGATTGCTAACAGTCAAACTGCTTCTGGTGGTGTTTCATCTGTAACCGTTCCCGTTCAGGGCGCTCAGTTTGTTAACGCTCAATGGTCTGACTACTCTGGTTCATTCAACCAGCCTTCAGTCCAACAAGGTGCTTTCAACGCTGAATTTGACCTGAAGCTGATGATTGCCCCCGTGCCGTTCCTCGGTATGGAAGGTGCAGTTCAGCAAGACGCTGCAATCATTCCTTTGATTGAAGCCCGTATGAACGATGCAACCAACGTGATGATGGATGCAATGGCTACTGCCTTGTATAACAACAGCACGAACACTCAGCAATTTACAGGACTTCCTGCTGCCGTTTCTGCCTCTGGCACATATGGCAACATCAGCCGTTCTGCATACACTTGGTGGCAATCCAAGTCTTACTCTGCTGGTAACGTCAACCCAACCCGTCAAAACATCTTGCAGTACATCTCTGGTACTGTGAAGAATGGCGCTGAAGTGCCTTCATTCGGTGTTTGCGGATTCGGTACTTGGACATTGTTGGCTCAAGACTTTGTTGGTCAAGAACAATATGTAATCACACCCGGTCACGGTTTTGATGGTGATGCTAACGGTCCTCAAGCCGCTTTCCGCGCTTTGATGGTCGCTGGTGTGCCAATCTACCCAGACCCATACTGCCCAGAAGGTACTGTGTACTTCCTGAACACTAACTATCTCTCGCTCTACGTCCATGAGCAAGGTTCGTTTGTGTTTACAGGATTTGAGTCCACACTCCCCAACTGGCAAATTGGTTATGTTGGTGCTGTGCTGATGATTGCGGAAATGGTTTCGACCAAGCCAAAATCTATGTCAGTAGTGTCTGGTTACAACTCTTTGTCACTATAAGGAGAAACAAACCATGTCATTAAGCACAAATAAAATCATTCTTGCTGGCGCACAGAGTAATACACCCGGTGCGTACTTCTTAACTACAACCATCACGGCTGTCAATACTGGTAACGGTACTGTTATCCCTGCTGGCGTGTATTTGATGTTCCCTCAAGCGAACGTGACCGTTATTGCTGCACAAAGCAATACCGCTAACGCTACCTTGATTGCCGCCAATACTGGTGGCACTATCATCTCTGATGGTGTGAACGTCTTTGCTAAGTCTTCATACGCTTCTGGCGATACTGTGACTCTGTTGGCAACCAACGGTGGTCAGAACGTCTCTAGCACATACGCAAGTTAAGGAGACACAATGGCTAATCCCGATTCAGTAGCACAGAAATATCCAGATAGTTTTGGCAATTATGCGATTGCCTCTGCTCAAGGAGTTTCTCTTGCCGCAACGGGCAATGCTGTGGTGGCGCTTCCAATTCTTGTCGGTGGTCTTACTTTAGGTAATGCCATCGTCAATTCTGGAAGCGTGATTGTCCGAAGAGTTACCGTTCAGAATCCGGGTGGAAATGTCTCCGCAGGAAACATCTCTATTCTGACTTCTAATGACGGCAACACTAGCAATGCTGTGGTCGCTGCTGTGACGCTTGCCAACTTGACAACGACTGGTACATACCAAGACTTGACAGTTGCAAGCCCATACTCAACGACTACTGTTTTGTCTGGCAACACCGTGCAAGCATTGTTTGTAAAAGTGAACGCAACATCAACTAATGGAACTGTTGATATTCGCGTTTATGGCGATACAGTAACTTTCTAAAACCATGCAAACCTTATATGTGACAAACAAGTGGGAAAAACCCATTACGTTTTCTTACGAGTACAAGCCGTATACCTTCCCTGTGGGGGAAACGGTGGAAGCTCCAGAAGAAGCCGTTTGTCACATATTTGGCTATGGTGACCCGAATAAAGAAAATTACATGGCTCGGCTTGCCTTGATTCAGACTAAGAATGACATTCCTGAAGGATTGAAGATTCTTTCTAAGTTTGAAATCTCTGATAAGCCACCCATGAAAGACCACTTGTTATCCCCGGTGGTTGAAAGAGTACCTCTGCCTTCTAAGAAGGTAGGGGGAAAAGTCAACTCGCAAAACGATGGATAACGCATGGCTCAAACACTCCAAAGCTATATCACGCAAGTTAGATATTTGCTGCATGACGCGCAAGCTAACTTCTACACTAATGACCAGCTAACAGGCTACATCAATAGTGCGCGTGAGCGTGTCGTGCGCGACACAGGGTGTTTGAGAACCGTCCAAGTCTCGCAAACTCCAGCACCTCCCGTAGCGGGTGGAAGCAACCCAGTCAACTGGGCTAGTGGTTTAGCTGTCACGGCTGGTCAGTATGTTTTCTCAAACATCTACATTTACCAGATAGTGACTGGGGGAACGCTAGGCGCTACTGTGCCTCCCTACCCTTCTGCTAACTACATTTACCCACCTACAGGCACATTGACTTTGCCTGATAGCTCGGTAACTTACCAATATGTAGGACCATGTGAAGTCATTAACTTTGCTGCTCTGCCACAAGGTTTGCTGACGCTAGATGTTTTGAACATCAATCTTTACTGGGGAAACTCAAGAATTCCCTTGCGCTATTTGCCTTGGACTGACTTTAATGCTCAATTGCGTTATTGGCAGAACAATGTTCAAAGACCTATTTGCTTTAGCATTTATGGTCAATCTCAAATTTATGTCGGACCAGTACCAGACCAAGCATATGTGATTGATTTGGATACTGTCATCTTACCAACCGCTATGGTGAATCTGACGGATGCAGACACCATCATTGACCCTTACGATACTGTGGTGCAGTTCTACGCAGCGCATTTAGCCAAATACTACGAGCAGTCTTTTGGTGAAGCTGAGATTTACTTGCAGCAGTACAAGCAGAAAACCCAAGCGGTGTTGACATCTGTCTTTACTAGAAGGATACCAACCCCGTACTCCACACCGTTCTAATATATGGCAGCCGCAGAGCAAAAAAAATCTTATGAGGTTGTCAAGCAGTTCAAGGGTGTAAACACCAAGGCGAACAGAACGGCTATTGGCGATGACGAGTTCTACTGGCTTGAGAACGCTATGCCTATTGGCTATGGCAACCTCAAGATTACGCCTACCTACTCCAATGTCGGTAGCGTTACCTTTTCCAATACAGTTACCTTTTACTGTTCAGCCAATATCGGTCTGATTGATTACCTGATTGCGTTTCAAGCAGATGGCTCTGCTGAGTATGTGCGCTTGGACACAAACGCCAAGGGAACAATAGCGGGTGCAGGGACATTTAGCGCTACAGGCGTGAATATGTCTCAATGGAAGAATGACAGAATCTTAATTCTTGACCCTGCCAAGGGTTATTTCACTTGGGATTCCATCAGTCTTATCTTTATTGGCGCTGTAGGGCAGATTGGCGTTGTTCAGGGTGGCACAGGCTACACCTCTGCGCCAGCAGTCATCATCTCTGCGCCTAATACGTCTAATGGCGTACAGGCTACGGCTGTTGCTACCATTACGGCTAATGCGGTATCTTCAATCACAATTACTGAGGCTGGCACGGGCTATACAAGCTCACCTACCATTACTTTTAATGGTGGCGGTGGTTCTGGTGCTAATGCAGTAGCGGGTATTACTACCTTTGCGACTGGCACGGTATCTGTCTTGGTCACAAGTGGCGGTGCAGGGTATACCAACGCATCCAACCTGACAGTCACTATTGCTGGTGGCGGTGGAGCTGGCGCTACGGCTCAAGGCATTGTTGGTGGCAATACAGTCACCCAAGTCGTGATGACCAATGTCGGTAGTGGTTATACCAATGCCTCCAATATCACGGTGACCATATCGGGTGGTGGTGGAACTAACGCTACAGCCAAGGCAATCATCAATACAAACCCCGGTGTAGGTATCCAGTCCTTCTCAGGGCGTGTCTGGATAGCCAATGGACGCACGGTTAGTTACTCTGCTGCGGGGTCGTATAGCGACTTTACAAGCGTTTCTGCGGGTCAAGTTACCCTGACTGACGCTACCTTGCATGGCAACATTACTCAGCTCTTGTCGGCTAACAACTTCCTCTATATCTTTGGCGATGACTCCATCAACGTCTTTTCAGATGTGCGGGTGACCAATGCTGGCACAACGCTGTTTACGAACACAAACGTAAGTGCGTCTGTCGGCACTAAGTTGCCATACGCCATTTACCCTTATTTCAGGTCTGTTTTGTTTATGAACAACTATGGCGTTTACGCCTTGGTTGGCTCTACAACGACCAAGATTTCAGATAACCTAGATGGGGTTTTCCCTTACATTGACTTTACAAGCCCTGTTTATGCGGGTCAGGTGTTGCTGAATAACATTTTGTGCGCTGCTTTCAACTTCAAATACACGGGTGGATTGGGAACATCAAGTTCTAGTCGGTATATCCAAGCCATTTTCTTTGAGAAAAAGTGGTTCTTTACAAGTGCTAGTAGCGACTTGGCTTACATCACTTCTGCTCCTTTGGCTGGCAAGATTAACCTCTACGGCACAAACGGCAACTCTTGTGTGCGTCTGTATGCAGATGCTTCCTCTGCCATCAATAGTTATGTGCAGACTTCCTTGAACCCTATGAAAGACCCAATTCGCACTAAGCAAGCGTTAAAGGTCGGGGTTGAGGCTACCTTGACTAGCGGAACAGAAATCACGGTGACGGTTGACTCTGAAACAGGCTCTAGTCTTCCCGTTCTACTTGGAGAATTGGTCAATTGGATAAATAATGCGGGTACGGTGATTGCGTGGAAAAACAACAGCAATACGATAATCAGTTGGTATGGCGGTGGCGGGTATACCCTATACAAGACTGATGCAAGACAATGGGGTAAGTATTTGGGCATGACCGTCACATCGACTGGTCCAAATTTTGTAATTAACGGGTTCGAGTACGAACACGAATTGAGAGTGAGGTTCTAAATGGCAGTTCCGTATACCTTTGGTTCGGCTACGACAAGCATACCTTTGTCGCAGTTGGACTCTAATTTTGCAACGGGCATAACGCTCGGCAACACATCTATTCAGCTTGGTAACACAGTTACTACGTTGAACAACATGACTATGGCTAATGTCACAGTTGAAAACATGACATCTTCGACTGTTTTTGGCTTTAAGAGCCGCATCATCAATGGTGCGATGGTAGTAGCACAAAGAGGAACAGGCGCAGTAACAACTGATGGTGGTTTTCCAGTAGATAGATTTAGATATTTTTATGG